AGCATGAAAATCAAGACTTTACAAAAAAATTCGAAAAAATTTGAAAAAATTTGTAAAAAGTCTTGACAGATGCAAAAAAAAATAGTATACTAATATTCGTTGAACGGACGGGCGCTTAGCTCAGCTGGTAGAGCATCTGCCTTACAAGCAGGAGGTCATAGGTTCGAGCCCTATAGCGCCCACCATTTTTTTGGCCCGGTAGTTCAGTTGGTTAGAACGCTAGCCTGTCACGCTAGAGGTCGACGGTTCGAGCCCGTTCCGGGTCGCCATTTTTTTATAAACAAATATGGCTCGATAGCTCAGTTGGTAGAGCAGGGGACTGAAAATCCCCGTGTCACTGGTTCGATTCCCGTTCGAGCCACCAGAGAAAAACCGTTATATCAATAGATATAGCGGTTTTTGTTTTATCATTTTTTTGTTTAATATTTTAAATATATTAAACATTTTCAATAGTTTGGTGTGTCAAAAAGTGTGTCAAAATTATCCTAAAAATTGATTCACTTTTTCGATAGATTTTACATTATCTTGTGAATCTAAGTGCGTATATATATTCAATAAAACTTTAATATCTTTATGTCCCATCCAAATTTGAGCTTGTTTAATATCTATGCCTGCTTTATGTAATATACATGCATAAGTATGTCGTAATTGATGTAATGTGAATTTTATATCTTCATATTCACAATTTGCCTTTTCGTTTTCTGACACATCTTTTTGTGTGTCAGATTTTAGTTTCAAGTTGATATCTTTTAGTACATACGACAATTTTCTTTTTAAGCACGTTTCTGACATCATTTTATTTAAAGTGTTAGGAAAAATATATTCGCTTGATTTATGATTAGATTTCAATATTTTTAAATCATTATATAATATATCAAAAATAGGTACTTTTCTAACTTCTTCATTTTTCGTTTTTTTAATTGTAGGCTGGTTTTTCTGAAATGTTACTGCTTTGTTGATTAAAATGTATTTTTCGTCTAAATTTACATCCTTATATTGTAGAGGGACTAATTCTTCTCTTCGTAGTCCGAGTATATAAAAGAAATAGTATCATAAACGCATCAAAATCGCTTTTGGCGAGTTTTTTTATTTCAGTAATAACTTTATCATTTAAAGGTTCTTTTTCAGCTGATTTATGCTTTTTTATGCTAATTCCAATTGCTACATTTTTATAAATATAATCATTTTCTACTGCTTTATTTAAAATTTGTTTTATAGTTAATAGTGCAACATCTTTTTTTCTTGTTATTCCTTTTTTATCTAATTGATTTAACATATTAACTACATCTGATTGTTTGAGATATTTTAGAGGAATATTCCCTATATATGGATTTATATGTAGTCTAATTGAATCAGCATACATTTTCTTGGTTGCATATTCTTTATCTGATTTATAAGTGTCTAACCATTTATCAGCCCAAACAGAAACAGTCATGCCTTCATCGTTTATAAAAATGCCTTTATGGTCCTGACTTTTCTTTTCTATGTATTGCTTTTCTAAATCTTTGGGATTGGTTGAATATAAAGTAATCAATCTTCCATTAACAGAAACTCTTTTCATTAATCTACCATCTGCTCTTTTTGTATATGTAAATGCCATTTTTCCTCCTAGATATAATTATTTTCTTTATAGTAGTTATAAGCTGTATTAACTAGTTCTTCGCTTACATCTAATGCCTCTGCAAGCTGATAAGAATACTGACAGCCTTCTTCTTCCAACTTTAGTAGAGAAGAGGCAGGAGCGAGAGTAGTAAAAGCCCACTTTCTAGCTCGATATTCTTTTTTCCTAATAGTTTCTTCATCAGAGTTAATATCGTATAGGGCGTTACAATAATAATGACCGAGTTCTTCAGCAAGTATCTCTTTTTCTTCGCGAGAATTATCAAAATTTGAGTAATTAAGTCCTATATAATATTCTTTATCTATTTCACAAATAATCGCCTTATTTTTCATTTTATGATTAATTATAGGTATGTTTTCTTTGTCGGCGATTGAATATAATTTATTTAATTCCATAGTTTACTCCAAAATATATATAAAAAAGGAGAACTGATTTTACTCAATTCTCCTATAATACTATTGTAGATAAAAACCTACAACATATTTGTGCTATTAGTCTATGCTAAAAGCTAAAGAAATATTTAATAATACTAAAAATTCATATAGAATTTTCATATTTGTTAAATAACACTATTGTTTACATAAAACAACATATTTATAACATATATTGTACCATATATTAAATATTTTGTCAAACTTTTTAGAAGAATTTTTTTAAAAAAACTAATCTCTTAATTTAGCTATATATTTATTAAGACTTTCAATTCGGTCTTCATATTTTTTAATATTTTTCATTAATCCTAAGCTAACATATAAAGAATTATCAACATTACTCATATCCTCATCAGACAATTTTGTTATAAAGTTGCCAAGTCTGGCTTTACTAACAGTTTGAATATTGGATAAATTAACCTGACCATCCAAGATTATATTTCCATTTTCATCAAATTGAGTAGAGATATGAGCCATTGAAGGTATAGGCTTGTCTGTATGAGTAATAGGTGCAACAATAACATTGCTTGAATTAATATTTCCAACATTACCCTGTATTATTAACCCAGGACGTTCTTTTTGCATTTCTGAACCAATACCAATTCCAAAATTACATAAATAAACTTCTCCTCTATGGACAATTCTATTTTTAGCTTTTTCTGCGCGAGTATCTAAATATAATTGAGTTTTAACCCAGTCTATTATATGTTGAGCTTTTTCTAGATCTATTTTTAGTTTTTGATTTCCTTCCATTTATTTCTCCTTATTCTTTCTATTCTTAACCATCTTGTAGAACTCTAAAGCTTCCTTAATTTCTTCCTCAGTCAATCCTTCTATTTCTTTGTGATATGCAAATTTAAAGTCTTCTTCTATGTTTCGAATATCAGTTTTGCATAAAATATAATCTATACTACAATTAAATATTTCTGACAATTTTATTAATACTTCTAAACTAGGCTTTCGGTCGCCTTTTTCATACATTGCAATAGTACTCTTTGCACCGTCTATTTTATCTGCAAGTTCTTGCTGTGTCATTCCAAATTCTTCTCTTAAATTTTTAATTCTGTTCATAGGTAAATCCTCCTAAATTAATTAATATTATAGCACACTAATAGTGTACTTTACAATAGTTTTTCAAAAAAAGTTTACTTACAGCGACAAGGGATTGGAAAATTTTGAAAAAAAGTTTAAAAAAAACTATTGACAGTTCACTAAAAGTATATTATACTATTAGTGAACTCAAGGAAAGAGGTGTTAAGAAATGGCGAGAGATAAACTTAGAGAATATAGACTTTCAATAAATAAGAAACAAGATGAAATGGCTAAAATGTGGGGGATTACAGTATCATTCTATAAACAAATCGAATGCGGTGCTAAAAATCCAAGTATACAAAAAATAAAACAATTTAAGCAGAAATTTCCAACTGCGAATACGGAAGAAATTTTTTTAACTTAAAGGTTCACTAAAAGAGAACAAGAAAGAAGGATTAAAAAATGTCAGAAGAAGAATTAAACAAAATAAAATCAGAATTAAAAAAGGAAATACTTAATGAATTAACTTCAAAACAGATAGTAAAGGATAATGCTTGGAAAACAGTAAAGAAAGAATTTGAGAAAATATTTTATTCAAAAGGATATAACCCTAAAGAGCAATATCAAATATTTAATGCAATATCAACTATAACAAGAATTTCGTTGGGATATAACCAAGTACAAATTATACCAGCAGAAAAAGCAGAAGATATAAGGCAAATAATGTATAAAATTTTAAATATTTTTCCAAAAAAGGAGGCGAAGTAATATGGCAACAAACGTATGTAGTAGAACGAGAACAAAATATTCAACAGTAAAAGAATTAGCAGAAGAGTTGGGCTGTTGTGTTCAGCAAATTTACAAAACATTAAAACGAACAGAAATGCAGAGCTGTGTTAAAAAGATAGGAACAGCTGGTGTAAGAATTGACAAAGAAGAATTTTACAGAATTATGGAACAGATTTATAGATAGGAGTTAAAACAAATGATTGAATATTTATTAGATATATATTTATGTGGAATGGTGGTAATTGCTGAACTAATAGGAGCAATAGCAATAGCGATATTGTTTCAGTTCATATTTTACAAAGTTTTTAAGATTAACTTATATAAAAATTTATGTAAGTTAAGTAGAAAATTAGACAAAAAAATAATAAAAATATTTGGATAGGAGGTGTAAAGAATGTTATTTAACAAAGAAAATAATGCACTAGTAAGAGCAAGTAGACAAGCGTTAAAAAATGCTGAAGATAAGGCAAAACAATTAAAAATAAAAAATGATAAGCTCGAGAGATTAATTATAGACATAGCAATAGTACAAAATGAAAAAGGACAAGGAACACTTGTTGAAAGATACGACAAAATAAAATTGCTAGTTGACAACTACCAAATGAACAACTAGCAACTCAAAAATTATAAACAAATAACTTTAATTTATTATAGCAGAAACTAATTTAAAAATCAAGAAAGGGGATAAAATGAGTAATTTATATCAATTGACAAACGATTATGAAACTGTATTGAATATGTTATACGATGAAGATACTGATGAGCAAATGATACTAGATACATTAGAAGCAATAGAAGGAGAAATTGAAGATAAAGCAGACAACTATGCAAAAATTATAAAAGAATTGGAAGCTAAACAAAATGCTAGAAAAGAAGAAGCTAAAAGATTAACAGATAGTGCAAAAGTGTTTGAAAACAGAGTAAAAACATTAAAGAGCAATTTGTTTAATGCAATGAAAGAAACAGGAAAAACAAAATTTGCAACTAATTTATTTAGTTTTAATATAGCAAAAAATGGTGGAAAACAAACTTTAACAATAGATGGAGAAGTACCTGAAGAATATACAAAAACTGTTATTGAAAATGACACAGACAAAATTAGAGTTGATTTAGAGGCAGGAAAAGAATTAACTTTTGCACATTTGGAAGCAAGAGGAGAAAGTTTAAGAATTAAATAGGAGGACAAGTATATGGGGATACCAGTATTAATTATGGGAGAAAGTGGTAGTGGAAAGACAGCAAGTTTAAGAAACTTTAATGAAACTGAAGTAGGAATATTTAACGTTGCAGGAAAACCACTTCCTTTTAGAAAGAAATTAAACAAAATAGATAATGCAAAATATCAAGATATTGTTGCGAGATTAAAAGCAGGTAAATTAAAGACTTATGTAATAGATGACAGCCAATATCTAATGGCATTTGAATTGTTTGACAAAGCAAAAGAGGTTGGATATAACAAATTTACCGATATAGGGGTGCATTTTAGAAATTTAGTAGATTATGTAATAAGAGAACTACCAGAAGATGTTATAGTTTATTTCTTACACCACACAGAAGTAACAGAAACAGGCAAAATTAAGGCTAAAACAGTTGGTAAGATGTTAGATAATCAATTGACTTTAGAAGGCTTATTTTCAATTGTATTGCTTTGCAAGACAGATGGAAAAGAACATTGTTTTGAAACACAAAGCGATGGCTTTACAACTTGTAAAAGCCCAATGGAAATGTTTGAAATGAAAATAGATAATGACTTAAAAATGGTAGATACAACTATTAGAGAATATTATGGATTTAAGGGAGGAAATGAAAATGAATAAACCACAAGGATATGATGAATCACAATCTTATACAGGAGATTTTGAACAACTAGAATTAGGAGGGCATATATGCCAAATAGTAGGAGTAAAGTTGGAATACACTCCAAATACAAACGCAGAAGTGTTAATTTTAGCATTAGATATAGCAGAAGGAAAACAAAAAGGATATTATCAAAAATTGTTTGATGAAACAAAGAAAAAGGATAATAATGCAAAGTGGAAATGTACATATAGACAATTTACACAAGGTAATAGTACACCATACTTTAAAGGAATGATAGAAAATATAGAAAAATCAAATGAAGGTTACAATTTTGCAGGAACAGGATTTAATGAACAAACATTAGTAGGAAAGTTTGTTGGTGGAGTTTTTGGAAGAGAACAATATGAAGCTCAAGATGGAAAATTAAAATTTGCTACAAAATGTGTACAATTAAGAACAACAGAAGCAATAAGAAATGGAGTAGAAGTGCCAGCAGACAAACTGTTACAAAAACAAGATGATTATTTTAGTACAGATAGTGTTACTAATTCAGATTCAGATTTACCTTTTTAGGAGGTAAATCTGATGTGGGAAGAAATACAAAAATATAGCAATTTATTAGAAACAGCAATAACAGAGATGAAAAACAGAAGTAAAGATAAGGCTAAAAAAGAGTATCTATACAGAATGGCTTTAAGTAAAAGACTTACAGAATTAAGAGCAGAAGGACAAGCAGTAACACATCTAGCAGATATAGCAAGAGGAGAACCAGAAATAGCCAAATTGCGTTACGAAAGAGATATTTCGCAGGGGTTATATGATAGTGCTCAAGAAGCTATAAATGTATATAAGATTAGATTAAGAGTATTAGAAAATCAATTTGCTAGAGAATGGGGTGCTACAAAATGATAGTAACAGACCTAAGTAATAGCTTCCACCCAGTGCCAAAAACTATACAGAAAACCGGACAGAAGTGTACAGAAAAACCGGACAGAAGTGGACTGAAAAAGAAATCTAGCAAGTTGGCAAAACTGGAAAAAAACAGATTTAGCATAATAACAAAAGACTTAGAACATTGTTATTTATGTGGCAATAAGAAACAAGAATTACATGAACTTGTAGAAGGGAAAAATAGGCAAGCTAGTATGAAATATGGGTTAGTAATACCAATTTGCAGAAAATGCCATATTTTAGTAACAAATAATAGAACTTTACAAGAAAAATTACATAAAGTTGCACAAAAAGAGTTCAAAAAGCACTATAAAACAGAAAACTTTGTGCAAATATTTAGAAAAAATTATTTATAAGCAACAGGGCTAGACATAAGTTTTAGCCCTGATTTTCACGAAAGGAGAAAGTATATGGAGAAAGTTAGTTTTCTAATGTATTTAGACTATGAGGAACAATTTAATTTATTAACAGATGAAGAATTAGGACAACTTATGAGAGCGATAATGCAGTATGAAAAAACAAAACAAGAACCTAAACTAGAAGGTACATTGAAAATGGCTTTCTCGTTTATAAAAGCACAATTAGATAGAGACAGAGATAAATGGGAAGGCACAAAGAATAAAAGAAGTGAAGCAGGCAAGAAAGGTATGGCTAATAGATGGAATAACAAAAATAACGAAGTTACAACAGAAGATAACAAAAATAACAATGTTATAAATGATATAACACGGTATAACAAAAATAACTGATAATGTAAATGAAGAAGTAAATGATAATGTAAAAGTAGATGTAAATGAAAATGAAAAAGTAGAAGTAAAAGATAAATATAATAACATTATAGGAATTTACAATTCCTATTGCCCAAACCTTCCTCGAGTTCAAAAGCTCACTTCTAAACGAAAAATAGCGATAAATAAGCTGCTAAAAGAAATTACAACACAGCAATTTATAGAAGTTTGTATACTAGCCAATAATACAGATTTTCTCATAGGAGATAACGATAGAAACTGGAAAGCAGACTTCGACTTTATAATAAGACCAGACAAGGCAGTCTCCATACTGGAGGGAAAATATAATAACAAAAAAAAGGACAAAATGGATGGATTTATAGATTTATGGAAGGAGGCAAAAGAAAAAGATGAGCAGGACAGAAATGGTGCAAATAATAACTCTTTTAGCTGGTAACTATGAAACTATAGCAAATAAATCACAACAACAAAAAGAACTGATGCTAAATACCTGGTATGAATGTTTAGGAGATTTAGATTATAAATTAGTCCTACAGGCAGTAAAGAAAACAATAATAGAAAGTCCATACCCACCAACAATACATGAAGTTAGAAAAAACGCAATAGAGTTTGTAAATCCAGCGACACAGAAAACAGGAATAGAAGCATGGAATGAAGCAATAAAGATGATAAGCAACGGACTTTACATGACAGAAGAACAGTTTAATAATTATAGCCCAGAAGTTAAGAGATTTTTTGGAAGTGTGAATCAAGTAAGACAACTAGCAATGGTAGATATGGAAACAATAAACACAGTTACAAAAGGGCAGTTTCTAAAGCAATATGATATTTTAGTACAACGAGATAAAGAAGAAAAATTATTACCAGCACCAATGAAAGAAATGATAGAAGGTTTAGCAAATAAATTTGCCTTACCAGAAGGAGGGTAATTTATGAAAATAGCACAAAAGGATAGAATAATAAACTACATTAGGCAATTTGGCAGTATTTCAAAAAACAAAGAAATTTGGAGAGATATAGAAGGGTATGAAAGAATATATCAGGTAAGCAATTTAGGAAACATAAGGAGCTTGCCCCAAATAATAAAAATGAGAAACCAGTACACAGAAAAGCTCTATAATATAAAACCATATGTAGACAATAGAGGATATTGTATGGTAAGTCTTTCAATGGATGGTAAGAAAAAACAAAAACAAGTTCACAGATTAGTAGCCCAAGCATTTATACCAAACCCAGAAAACAAAACACAAATCAATCATAAAAACGGAATAAAGACAGACAATAGAGTTGATAACCTAGAGTGGAATACTCCAAAAGAAAATACAAATCACGCAATAAGAACAGGATTAAAAAAAAGAACAAGAGCTATTTCTGTTGTTCAATTAAGCAAACAAGAGAAATTTATAAAAATATGGAAACCTATAGTACTTGCTGAAAAACAGCTCAATATATCAAAGGGGAAAATATCTGAATGTTGTAAAGGAAAAAGAAAAACCGCAGGAGGATATATATGGAAGTATGCAAAGGAGTGGAAAAATGAAGATAACACAAAAGGATAGAATTTTAGAATATATTAGAAATTTTGGTTCAATTTCAAGTTTTGAGGCATACTCAGATTTAGGGATAACACAACTAGGAGCAAGAATAGACCAACTAAAGAAAGAAGGCTACGAGTTTAAGAATGAATGGGAAAGCAATACAAACAGATTTGGAGAAAAGACAGAATACAAGAGATATTATTTAGTAGATATAATTGCAGAGAATATGGAACATATAACAAGATTAGATTAGGAGGGAATTATGGAAAAGTTATTATTTAGAAATGTTATATGCAAAGGGTATTTACACAAAAAAGAAACAAAATATGTATATCATTCAACAATAGATGATGAATATATAGAAGATGATGTTTCCATAACATTAAATCAAGGTGGTAGCTGTGAACAAGAAATTTATAAATTTATAGAAAAAGAATTTGAAGGAATGTGCATTGGAATATTTACTATAAAAACAAAAAGAGAATATGTAGATTGTGTAAATGATACAAGTGGAGAACTGTTTATACATACCGAATTAAAAGAACCTATACAAGTGGCAAAAGTTTTTTATAGTAACAATAAAAGTAGATTAGTGCCACTTGACAAAGTAGAAATCTGGAAAGCACCATTTTAGAGGAATAGATTATGAAATATATAGAATTAACAGGTAAATGTAAAACTTGCATGGGTTGTAATCTATTAGAGTTGCAGTTCTTTAAAGGTAAAAACGAGTGTGAAAACTATGTGAAGGCAAACGATAGTGGATTAGACTTATGTAAGAAGATACTACAAGGTAGCCAGATTAAATTTAAAATATAGGAGGTACAAATGAAAATATTAGCAATAGACCCACGGAAATATAGAAAGTGCATACTGTATAATTGATACTGAAACATACAGACCGCTTGAATTTGGGAAAGTAAAAAACAAGGAGCTGTTAATAAAGCTATTTTACCACTCAATTAATGGGGATATATCAAGAACGATAATAGAAATGATAGCAAGTTATGGAATGCCAGTAGGCAAGGAAGTGTTTGATACTTGTGTGTGGATTGGTAGATTTATAGAAAATTCAACTGAATTTAATTATATTTATAGGAAAGATGAAAAAATGAATTTATGCCACTCCATGAAAGCAAAAGATAGTAATATAAGACAAGCCTTAATAGACAGGTTTGGAGTAGTAGGAACAAAGAAAAAACCACGGGTGGTTTTATGGATTTAAGGCAGATGTATGGCAAGCTTATGCAGTAGGTGTTACATATTTAGATATGGAAAAGGAGGCAACAAATGAAGAATGAAAATAAATTTTTAAAGATACTAGTGGCAGTATTAATAGCTATAAACTTGTTTATTTGCTTAAAGTCTATGAGATTAGAGTTAGAATACAACAAATTAAATAGGGAAAATGAAGAATTGAAAACTTTATTAATGGAGGGGGAAGAATGAAGGAATTAAGTGTAGAAAACCAGATATATTTATGCAAATATTGGGATATTGACAAAAGTTTATATACTACAATAGGTTTAAAAGAAGATGAAGTTAAAGAAACTTTAGAAAGATTAAAAGGAAACGGACTGTATGAGCAATATAGAAATTTACCAGAAGAAGAATATGAAAAAATAGTAAAGGAAGAAAAACATAATAAAAAACATATAAACTTTGCAGAAAAAATATTAAACAAGTATAAATTTGACAAGTCTAGCCTTACATACGATGACATAACAAAAGTTTTAAATGAATATGAAAAACACAAAAATGAAGAAGGGCTAAATTTAACGGAAGTGTTTAGACGTGTAGCTAAAGAAAGAAAAGTTGAACCGTATGTAATAAATAATAATTGCAAAAGAGCATTGGAAAAAGCTTATTCTAATAATAAAGAAATATTTAATGCAGAATATGAAAAGAAACCTACTTTAAAAGAGTTTTTTAACAAAGAATTAGGCTTAGAAAATAAAAATGTAATATGCAATATTACAGAAGATGAGAAAGAAGTTTGCGAAAAAGGAACTATAGAAGATATAGGAGAAATAGAAAATACTTTTGTAAAAGTTTCTGTAAAAAAAATGATGGAGTGGAGCTATTACAAACGGATATTTAGATGGAATACTTAGAAAAACAAATAATGAAGGCTAGATTAAGTCTAGCCTAGGAAGGAAAAGATTATGAAAGATATAGAAGTACGGAGAGTATGTAAGAACTGAAACAGGGTTTATACGAAGAATAAAAAGTGTTGATAAGACAGAAGCAAGAGAAGAATGTCCAGTATATATGTATTGGTGTAATTTAGATAAACCAATAAAGATATTAAAAGAACGTTCAAAAGATACAATATATGCGATAGAAATGAGCGATGCCCAAAAGTTAAAACATTCTAATAATATATTAGACCTAATAGAAGTTCGGAGATTTAGTAAATGGGTATAGAGTAACAGATAAATATTTATTTGCAGGGGAAAAGCCAGTATTAGAAACAGAAGGAAATGATATGAATTGCAAATGTTTATGTGGAGAAGACATAAAAACAATACTAACAAAAGAAAGTTATATGGCTAATTGCTATAAAGTAGGAGGAGAAGATGAGTGTTAAAGCAAAAGTAAAAAGATTAAATAAAGAAATTATAAAATTAAAGGATGAGCTAGAAACAGAAACATTATCAAATAGAAGATTAAGACAAAGACTAGATGAAGAAAAACAATTTAGTGATTATGTTAGACAATTAGAAAATATAGTAAAGTTTGCATTAACTAACCAAATAGGAAATTTAAGAGGTGCAATGCAAATAGAAAGATATGGAATAGATAAAATGCAAAATTTAAGATTAAGTATAGATTATGTTCCAGAAAATAATAGTTACATAATAAGAGTTAGTTATTAGGAGGAGAATAGATATGTTAAAAATAAGAGAACGGAGTAGATTTAAAAGAACTTGAAAAGTATCGGGTTTAATTATAGAAAACATTATAATAATTGGACAAAGTTACATAGTGAAAAAGATTATGAAGACTATGTAGATAATTATATTCAAATAGGTACTGATAAAATTTTGAGACCATACACAAGAATTTTAAATGGACATAATACAGAATATTGTGATAAGTCACAGACCAATATAAAAGATGAATTTTTAGATACGTTATACGATTTAATCAAAGAAAATTTAATAGTAAAGGAGTAAATATGGAAGAGCCAATAGACTGTGTAAAAATAATTATAGATTATTGTAAAGAAAATTATAATAAATGTGAAAATTGCGAGATAGACCATATATGCGAAAAATATTTTGTTAGAGAACCTAGGAAATGGAGGAGTGAATAAGATATGAGTAAAGAGGAAATATCTAAAGAAACAAAAAATACTTTACAAAATTGTTGGGTTATGACAACAAATCACGAACTAGATAATGAAAATAGAAAGTTAAAAGAAGCTATAACTGAAATATTAGATAAAACTATGACTTCAACAGAAAAAAGCGAATATTGGTATAAGTATTATATAGAACATAAACAATACAATGATGATTTAGAATATAACAAAAAAATATTAAAAGACTGGTCAAATACTTTAAAAGGCATGGGCAATAGAAATTATCCTTATTGCTATGCTATTGATAGAATTTTAGAAGAAGTGGAAAGGGGTAAATAAGATATGAAAACAAAAGATTTAAAAATAACTAAAAAGATGGCTGATAAACATAAAAAGACAATGAATGCTTTGTGTATTATTACTTACATATTATTATTTCCATTTGTAATATTAGATTATTTGTCAGATTTTTTAGAATGGCTATGTAATAAAATAGGCTGTTTTAGAACTGATATTGTATATACAACATTTAAAATTATATACAAGAAGGAAATTATATTAGATATGCAAAAAAGAGGTGTTTTAAGTGAAAGAAAATAGTATAGAAAAAGATATAGAAATAGTAGAAAATCTTTTATCAAATGCTCATGTGGATTATGAAGAATACTATAAACAAATAGAAATTGGAGATATAAGCTTTAATGCTATCAAGAACCTTTTATCAAATTATAAAAAAGTATTAAAAGAGAATGAAGAGTTAAAAGCAAATTGTATTCCAATTCAAAAAGTAAAAGAAAAGATTAGAAAAAATGAAGAAATTATAGATATTAGTAATGATGGAGACTTAATTCATGAATTATTTCAAGAAAATAAAGTTTATGAAGAATTATTAGAAAGTGAGGAATAAATGAACGAGGAAGAAAAGGAAGCTGTTTGTGAATTAAAAAATTATATTACTAAAAGGAAAAGAAGTTATACGAAATTAGATAGACACGACAAAGCTATAAATAATCTATTGAACCTTATAGTCAACCTACAAAAAGAAAATACAGAGTTTGAGAAACTTAGTAAAGATTGTAGTTATTCAGTAGATATAGTAAGAGAAAATACAAGATTAAGAAGACAGGTATTTGATTTAGAGCTAGAAAGTGAAAAATTAAAAAACACAGACTTAGAGCAAGCAAAAATAGAATATTTAGAAGTATTAAATGAAAAATTACAAAAAGAGAATGAAGAATTAAAAATACTAAAATCTGGAATACAAACATTGCAAAATCTGGGAATAGAAGATGGAAAATATATAGTAATGTCAAAAACTGATTTTCTAAATGGAAGTTGTAAACATTTATTAGATGATTATATTCCACTTCAAAAAGTAAAAGACATAATAGACAGAATTGATTATGATATAAAAAAGACTAAAGAAATAATATCAAAAAATACAAATATTTATGCAAGTTATCGAAAAAATGATTATCAAATTGTAAGATTAAGAGCAATGAACACAAAATCTTTAGATATAAAAAATAGATTACAAGAACTATTAGAGTTGAGTGAACTTAACAGTGAATTTAACAGTGAAGGGAAGAGTGAAGTATGAGTAATGAAGAAGCACAGAAAATATTAGATAGTATGCACAGTGTTAATCCAGAAAACTTACGAGGCGAGGCTAAAAAATTGTTTGAAGCAGTAATGAAAATTGCAGATGAAAGAGATTCATTAAGAAAAATAGTTGAGCGACAAAACTTAGAGATAATGGCACAAAAAGATGCACACGCTTTTGATACTGAAATAACAAAAGATGTAAATGAAAAAGCAATTGAATTATTTAAAGAACTTAAAGAAAAAGAACAAATCATAAATGCGATGGTGGAATACATAGCAAACCTTGACATTGATGAAGATATATGTAAAAAAATGGGAATATTTAAGGATTGTGAAATTAAAGATGTAGAACACTGTAAAAAATGTATTATAAAATATTTTAAAAAGAAGTATAAATAAAATACCATTTTGTTGTTTATAACAAAATGCAATAAATCAATAACGGAGGTAAATACATGTGTACTTTAATAGAAACTAGAATATTAAATGCACTAGAGAACAACAAATGTAGCTATAAAAACATGGAGAAATATTTTACAAAAGAAACATTAAGAGTAAATATATGCAGATTAAGGAAAAAAGGCTTTAAAATTAAACCTGTGGAGAATTGGGGGTATATAAAGGAGGAAAACTATGGAAAAATTAAGTAAAGAAGATTACAGAGAAGCTAAAAATTGTTTAAAAAGATATAATTATAATTGCATAACAATTATGAACATAAAATGGGACATAATGGGATTAAGTTCTACAGTTGTAGACGGAATGCCAAAAGCACCTTACAGAGTGTCGGATTCCGTTTTAAATAGTGTTATAATGCTCCAGGAAAACGAACAGCTACAGCAAAGCACAAAAGAATATAAAGCGGTAGTACAAGCTTTGCTACTTGTAGATAAAATTGCAAATAAAATTTTTGAAGAAGAATACCAGAAGCGGAAACGACAATAAATGGGATGTTATAGATAAGCTACACATAAGCTTAGAAACATATAAGAGAAGAAAGAGAAAGCTAATTTATACGGTACACGAAGAATTAAAAAAGTAACACCGAACTTACAGCCATAATGGTTGTAAGTTTTTTTTGAAATTTTTTCATAAAACTATTGACATACGTAATAATACGTAGTATAATTATATACAGAAGGGAGGGAAATAGATGCGTGCAAGAGAACTGATAAGATTGTTAGAAGACAACGGTTGGTATAAAGTTTCTCAAAATCGGTTCTCACTTAAAAATGAAAAAACGGACAACAAATTGAAATAATACCAGTACATAGAAAAGATATACCAATCGGAACAGTAAATACAATCTTGAAAAGGACAGGGCTGAAATAAGCCCTTCCATATACATAGTATTTTATTTTTTAGCATGCACTCCTTTCTAAAATAAAGAAGGTGGTTGAGAATGAAAAAGAAAATTTATCCTGCTATTTTTAAATTTGATAAGACTGAAAATTGTTATTTAGTTGATTTTATTGATTTGAAAGGTTGTAGTACTTTTGGAAAAAGTATAGAAGAAGCATTTAGTATGGCTCAAGAAGCAATGGGGCTATATTTAGAAGATTGCAAAGATTATCCTATAGCTACACAAGAATTAAATAATATAATATTGAATAAAGATGAATTTATAGCATTAATAGATATAGATATGGAAGAATATTATAAAAAACATAGCAATAAAGCAGTAAAAAAGACATTAAGTATTCCAGAGTGGTTAAACGTTGAAGCGGAAAAGAAAAATATAAACTTCTCACAAGTATTACAAGAAGCTTTGAAAATAAAGATAGAAGAACTTGATTAATATTAAAATATTTGTTATAATATAAATAGCACGTATCTATTATTCCTATAATAGAGATTGAGAGTGGGTAAAATAAAGAAACCTACTCTCTTTTTATATTATAAAAAAAATGACCCTTTTTTGACCTTTTTTTTATAAAAAAACATGTTATAATTATAGCATGGAGAAAATATAATATAGACTTTTGCAAGAGTTTTGCATTTATTTATAAGTGTAAAACTCTTTTTATATGGAGAAAAAATGAATTTTGAAAGGTGTATAAAAACACAATGTAAATCTTGTAGATTTTACAATAGCTGTTTTAAAAAGAAAAATGAAAACAAGAAGAAGAAAGTAAGAGGAAAAAGATGACTAATATTTTTTATTTTAAAAGTATAAGCGAAATAGGAGGCATAGAAACTTTTCTATATTACTTATCAAAACTATATAAAAATTATGATGTTACTATAATATATGATTATGCAAACAGAGAGCAGTTGGCAAGATTAAAAAAGAATGTTAAATGTATAAAATTTAGCGGTCAAGAAATAGAATGCGAAAAAGCTTTTTTTAATTATAATTTAGATATTATAGATAAAGTTAAGGCAAAAGAATATTATCAAATTATACACGGAGATTATAAAGCAACAGGAATACAATGTAATACAAATACTAAAATAACAAAATATTTAGCAGTAAGTAAAATAGCAGGAGAAAGTTTTTATCAAAAAACAGGAATAAAGCCTGAAATAATATATAATCCATTAAATATAGATAAACCTAAAAAGATATTAAAATTAATAAGTGCTACAAGATTAACAAATGAAAAAGGTTATAATCGAATGATTAAATTAGCAAAAGAACTTTGTGATAAAAAAATACCTTTTGAGTGGCATGTGTTTACCAATAAATCTGATATTGATTCGGATTTTTTTATTGCAAGAAAACCAAAATTAAACATAATAAACGACATTGCAGAAGCGGATTATTTAGTACAATTAAGTGATAGCGAAGGCTATTGTTATAGTATAGTAGAAGCTTTGAGTGTAGGAACACCTGTAATATGCACAAATATTCCAGTACTAAAAGAGATAGGAGTAAACAAAAATAATTCTTATATATTAAATATGGACATGTCTAACATAAACGTAGATAAAATATGTAAAGAGATACCAAAAGTAACAAACTATAAAGCACCAGAATGTTTGCTAATAAATTATATAGACAAAATAAAATCGAAATATGAGGAGGAAAAAAGAATGAAATACAAAGTCAGAGCATTAGATACTTATAAAAGAATGAATGTCAGAGATGAGCAATTAAATCGAGTTCCAGAACCTGGAGAAGAATTTATAGTAAGTACAGATAGACTAGAAGTGTTAAGCGGAAACAATTCATATGAAGTAAAATTTGTCGAAGTAGTTGAAAAGATAGAAGAGACAGAACAAATAGAAACAGCAGTAAAAGATATAAAAACAGAGAAGGCAATTAAGAAAACGACAAAGAAGAAAACAAAATGACACAAAGAGATAATCCATTAATTGCTGCTAAATACAAAAGCAAGAAGTGGCAAAAGCTAAGAAAACAAAAACTAATAGAAACAAACAATCTGTGTGAGAGATGTTTAAAGAAGCGGAATATACAATAGCGCTTACATAGTTCATCACAAAGAATATATAACAGAATTAAACTATGAAGATGATGATATATTTTTCAATATAGATAATTTGGAAAGTTTGTGTCAAGATTGTCACAATAAAGAACACTTTAAAGATGAAGAAGAGTATGCATTCAATGAAAATGGAGATTTAATTAAGAATGGTTAATTGTAAATATATAATTAAATTAAGTAAGATATATAGTTGTAATTGTAAAAAGAATACTCAATGCAAAGCAAGGAATTGTTGTACTAATAATGGACCTTGTTCTCATACAACAGAATGGAGATATGCAAAAAGAACACCACTAAATTATATTAAAAGAATAATAAATATTGTAAAAAAACAAAAGTTTGTAAAACAATAATACCCCCCTACAAGACAAAAAAATGATTTTATGGGAGAACGGTGGGTAGGGCTTCAAAAAATATGCAAGTTATTTTATGTGAGGGGTGTAGTAAGGAGGTGTAGATGTGGAAGAAGAAAAAATTGACATGCGTGAAAAAATAAGTGGACAAGAACTTATTGATAAAAATAAGAAAATTGCCAAAGAAACGAACAAATTGAAAAAATTATTTAAAGAACTACCAGAAAACAAAAAGAAAATGGCAGAAAAACTAATTGAAAATGCTTCTTTTATGTCTATAACACTCGATGAACTTAAAGAAGATATAAAAATATATGGTGTAAAAGAAACATATGTAAATGGTAAAGATCAGTTTGGTTTTAAGGAATCAATAGAAAGTAAAACATATAATGCAATGGTAAAAAATTATATGAATATAATAAAACAATTAAATGATATGTTACCAGAGGATAAAAAGATAAATGAGGACGATGAATTTGAACGATTCAATGGTTCTCTATGACATATATTGAAGAATATTATCAATTCTTACTTAAAAACCCAGATAAGGCTTGCTATAAAGTTTTAACTACATATAAGAAACTTGTAAAAGATTTATATAAACCAAAACAAGTTTCTTTTTTTAATGAAATAACTGAAGAAGAGGAAACACATACATACATATTTAACGAACAAATGGGAAATAGACCAATTGAGTTCATTGAAAAGTTTTGCAAACATTCAAAAGGAAAATGGGCTGGAAAACCTGTCATATTGGAATTGTGGCAAAAAGCTTTTATTCAAGCATTGTTTGGATTTATAGATAAAGAAACAGGATTTAGAAAATATAAAAAAGGAATACTAGATGTTGGAAGGAAAAATGGTAAATCTACAATCGATGGTGGACTAGGTAATTATATGTTAACATCCGATGGAGAAGGAGGAGCGGAAGTTTATTCGATAGCGACTCAAAAAGACCAGGCAAAAGTTGTTTGGGAAGAAGCTAAAAGAATGATTAAAAAAAGCCCTGTTTTAGCTAAAAGAGTAAGATGCTTAGTAAACGGTTTATTTTATGATAAAACGGAAAGCTTTTTTAAAGCACTTGCATCTGATTCTAATTCTCTTGATGGACTAAATGCTCACTTTGTAATATGTGATGAAGTACATGCATGGAAAGATAAAAATTTATTAGATGTTATGTATGATTCAATGTCTGCAAGAGAACAGCCTTTACTTTTAGAAACATCAACTATGGGAACTGTTAGAGAAAGTGTATTTGATAATGAATATGAATATGCTTCAGCAATAATCGATGGATATGAAGGAAAGGAAAATGGAATTGTAGATGAAACAGTTTTACCAGTAATATATGAACTCGACAGTCCAAGTGAATGGCAAGACGAAAAGAAGTGGTACAAAGCTAACCCTGGACTAGGTACTATAAAAAACATCAAAGATTTGAGGGATAAAGTAAATAGGACTAAAAATAATCCGAGTGAATTGGCTAATTTATTGTGCAAAGATTTTAATATTAGACAAAATGAACAAGATAAATGGTTGAACTTTGATATTGTAGAAAATAAAGATACATATGAAGTGGAAGATTTATTTGATACATACGCTGTTGGGGGAGTTGATTTATCAAGTACAACTGATTTAACTTGTGCAACTTTACTAATAGTTAAGAGTAGTAAAAAATTTATAGTACAACAATATTTTATTCCAAGTGAAAGACTGGAATTTAAAATAAAAGATGACAAAATTCCCTATGATAAATGGGAGAAAAGAGGGCTCATTACAATATGTGAAGGTGCTAAAGTAAACTACAGCGATGTAACACAATGGTTTTTAAAAATGCATAATGAATATGATATATCAACTTTATGGGTAGGATATGATCCATGGAATACACAATATTGGGTTAAGGAAATGAAAGAACAAGGGTTTGAAATGGTAGAAGTTAGACAGGGTGCGAAAACAATGTCTGGTCCTATGAAACTTTTAGAAGCTGATCTAATAGAAAAAAAAGTAAATTATAACAATAATCCAATACTTAAATGGTGTTTATGTAATACAGCTGTTAAGAGAGATGATAACGACAATATAAGGCCAGTAAAAGGGCAAAAACAAAGAGCAAGAATAGATGGAACGGTAAGTTTAATAATTGCCTACTGCGTTTTAGTTGAAAAAATGAATGATTATTTAGTTTTACAGGAGGAATAAAGTGAAAAAAGAAAAACGAAGTTTATTTAATATGATTTTTGGAAATAAAAAACAAAAAATAATTCAAGATAATATATTAAAATTGTTAAACGGATATAATGCAACATATACGAATATTTCAAACAACATAGAAGACAATATAATTGCAAGACAATGTATTAATACAATTGCAACGCACTGTGCAAAGATGATGCCTAAACATTACCAACAAAAGAAAGAAACTAAAAATCATGTACAAGGTTCTATAGATTATATTATAAGCAAAAAACCTAATCCATTTATGACAATATATGATTTTATTTATAAAGTGATAAGTATTTTATTAGCACAAAATAATGAATATATTTATATAGATATAGATGATAGTGGATATTTAAGAGCTTTGTATCCACTTAATCCACTGTTTTGCACATTAGTGGAATACGAAAAAGAGGTTTGGCTAAAATTCCAATTCATCGATGGAAATACATACTATGCAAAATATGATAAAGTTATACATCTAAGAAACTTTTATACAAATCATGATTTTTACGGAGATACAAATGAAGTCTTGGATGGAGCTATTGAAACTCAGACAGTTGCTGATGATGGAATAAAAAATGCTATTAAAATTAGTGCTTCGCTGCGAGGGGTATTAAAGGCATCTCAGTCTATGCTTAAAGATAAGGATATTGAAAAAATGAAAAGCGAATTTGTAAAATCTTTATTATCTAGTACAGATGGAATTGGGGGCTTAGATTCAAGACTCGATTTTAAAGAGATAAATTTAAACCCAGTATTATTAGAAAAAGAACAGCTAGAAATGGTAAATGGAAATATATATGGGTATTTTATGATTTCTGAAAATATAATAAAAAGTAAATATTCAGCAGATGAGTGGAATGCATTTTATGAAAGTGTATTGGAACCACGAGCAATTCAAATGGGCCAAGCTTTCACAAATGCAATATTTAATGCAAAAGCAATAAAAGAAGGACATTCAATAGAATTTTCAGTGAATCGTATTAAATATGCTAAAACAGAAACTAAGATTAGTTTAATAAAAGAAGCAGGAGCCTTGGGCCTGATTACAGTTGATGAAGGTAGAGAAATATTAGATTTACCAGCACTAGGAGGAGAAGACGGAAAGAAAAGATTACAAACATTAAATGTTATAAATGCTAATTTAGCAGATAAATATCAAGGAGGGATAAATGATGGAAAAAGCAATAAAGGAAATGAGAATTAGTGAGTTAAGGGCAATACAAGAAGAAAATGATGAAATGATAGTAGAAGGTTATGCAGCAGTTTTTGAAAAAGAAACGGATTTAGGTTGGTGTAAAGAGGTAATAGACAGAGAAGCTTTTAATAATTGCGATATGTCAGACTGTGTTTTAAAATACAACCACAATGACAGCTGTTTGATTTTGGCTAGAACAAGAAACAAAAGCCTAGAACTAACAACAGATGCTGTGGGTTTGAAGATAAGGGCAAAATTAATTGACACAACCCAAAATAAAGACATATATAAGATGATTAAAGCAGGTTTATTAGATAAAATGAGCTTTGCATTTTCTGTTAGGAAGCAGGAATGGAATTATGAGACAGATACGAGAAGAATAACTGAAATATCAAAATTATTCGATGTATCAGTTGTTGATGTACCAGCTTATGATGCTACAGAAATATATGCTAGAAATAAAGAAACATATGAAAAAGAAAAACAAGATTATCAGAAAAATAAATTGGAAAAAGAAAAATTAAAATTATTGTTAAGTTTATAATCTCGAATGAGAAGCGGTGGTAAAACTGCTTCTTTTTTAGGCGGTAGAGCCTAATAGAGTCTTATAAAAACGGTGGTAAAACTGTAAAAAAATAAAAGGAGGAAAGAAAAATGACTTTAAAAGAGTTAGAAGAAAAGAAGAAGGAATTAAGACAAAGAATTGAAAATGCTAAAACAGAAGAAATGGAAGAATTAAGAAAAGAGATAGAAGCATTGAAAAATGTGGAAATTGAAGAAGAAAAAACAGATGAAAGAAGTTTATTAAAAGGAGCAATAGAAGATTTAGAAAAAAGAGATTTATCTAATGCAAAGATTATTGAAAAACCAGTTAAGGAGGAAAGAAAAATGGAAGAAGAAAAAAATATTTATGAAACTGAAGAATACAGAAATGCATTCTTAAAAAAATTACAAGGAAGAAAATTAAATGAGAAAGAAGAAAGGGCAATGACAACTGCAACTTCAAGTGCAGGGGCAGCAATTCCAACAACAACTTTAAATAAAATTGAAGAAATGTTGAGACAAACATCAGCGTTGTATGACGAAGTAGATGTTTTAAATATACCTGGATATTTAGCAATTCCTGTTGAGGACACAGTAAATGATGCTTCTTGGGTTGCAGAAGGAACAGCAGCAACTGATGTAAATGACAAGTTAAAATCAGTTAATTTTGCAGCATACAAATTAATAAGAACTATTTCAATAACTGCAGAAGTGTCAAAAATGACAGTATCTGCATTTGAAAATTGGATTGTTAAGAAAATAACAGATAGAATGGCTATGGCAATTGAAAATGCAATACTAAACGGAACAGGAAACGGACAACCAAAAGGAATTTTAAAAGAGACAATAAAAACATTAGAAAGTGAGGAAGCTGGAAAATTCAAATATGAAGATTTATGCAAAATAATGGCTAATCTAAAAGCTGGATACAAAAAAGGGTCAGCATTTGTTGTTAATACTCAAACATTATGGAATGATATAGCAACAATTAAAATTGGAGATAGGCTTGCATTTGTTCCTGATGCAACAGGTGAATTTGCAGGAAGAATATTTGGAAAACCTGTCATTGAGAATGAATTTATAGCAGAGGGAAAAATATTATATGGATTATTTAGCAAATACACAATAAACTGGAACGAAAATATAAATGTAACATCTGATGATTCAGCAGAATTTAGAAGTGGAAATAGAGTTTATAGAGGTATGGCTTTGGTTGATGGTAAAACAGTTAATGCAGAAGCTTTTGTTATAATGAATAAAAAAACAGCTGCAAGTGTGTAGTTAAAAAACGGAGGATTATATGGAAGATAACATAGTGGATTTAGCGAAGCAATGCTTGAGCATTGCTTCAAGTGCTACATTAAAAGATAAGGAAATAAAAATGTGGGTTTTGTCAGGAATTGAAGACTTGAAACGTCAAGATATAAAAGTTGATTTAAAAAACTCACTAGTTCAAGCTGCAATTATAATGTTTGTAAAATATAACTTTGGGATGATAGATTTAAAAGATAAAGAGCTTGCTCAAAGAACATATAATTCTCTATGTAGTAATTTGAGTTTAAGTTCTGATTATAAGGTGGTGGATGACAATGCGTGATGTAAGTTGCAAGTTGTTATCCACAACTTTGACTACTAATAGTATTGGGGTACAAACGGAAACAAAAATTGAAATTGAGATACCAATAATCAAAGTTGAAGATGTGTATGCGAATGAATATTACCAAGCGAATCAGCAAGGTTTTAAACCTAGTTTAAGGTTAAGAATAAGTGCTTTGAATTATAATGATGAAGAAGAGCTTATTTATATGGGAAAAACTTATTCAATAATAAGAACCCAAGAGCCAACTGCTGACGAGGTTGTATTGATTTGTGAAAGGAAAATAAAAAATGTCTAATACAATAAAGCCAGAAGAATTGCAAAAGGCTTTAAATGAATATTTGGAAAATTATGTGGAAGATATCCAAGATGATGTGGAAGATGCAACTAATACAATTGTTAAAGAAGCTAAAAGGGAATTAATTCAAACTAGTCCTAAAAGTGGAGTGGCAAGAGATACCAAATACTATGAAGGATGGGCTTTGAAAAATGGTACAAAAAATAAGAATTACAGGTATACCAGAGTAATTTGGAATAAAACAAATTACCAATTAACCCATTTGTTAGAATTTGGTCATGCGACCAGAAATGGTGGTAGAACAAATGCAATTCCACATATTAGACCTGTTGAAGATAAATATGGAACGAAATTTGCTGATTTATTAAACAAAAAAATAAGGAGGAGTTCAAAATGACATTAGAGGAATTAAAACAAAGATGTGAAAATGCTGGTTTTAAATATGCTTATGGGCAGTTTAAAAAAGCAACAGAACCTCCACATTTAGTAGCAATATCTACTGGAACTGATAACTTTATGGCAGATAATAAAGTGTATTCAAAAGATATACCAATTCAATTAGATTATACGTATTTAGTCAAAGACTTAGCTATACAAAATAAAATAGAAGATGAAATTTTAGACGATATAGCTTGGAATAAATCAGATGAAACTTATTTGACAGACGAAAAAGTTTGGCAAGTGAGTTATTTTTTTGAAATTTAAGGAGGAAAAATCAAATGGCAGAAAATAAAGTAAAATTTGGATTAAGCAATGTACATATTGCTAAAATAACTGAAGAGGATGGAGTTATAACTTACGGAACACCATTTGCAATGCCAGGTGCAAAAAGCTTAACAGCTGACCCAGAAGGAGAAACGACTCCATTTTATGCTGATAATATTAAATATTATATAGCAACATCAAATCAAGGATATTCAGGAGATTTAGAGGTTGCTATGTTAATAAAAGAGTTCTTTACACAAATTCTTGGACAACAAGAAGATAGTAATGGAGCTTTATTTGAAAGTGCAGATGATGTTAGTGCAAGATTTGCATTAATGGGAGAAATAGAAGGAGATGTTAAGAAAAGAAGATTTGTGTACTTTGATTGTACTGCAACAAGACCTTCTGCAGAAATGAATACAGTTGAAGAATCAAAAGAACCACAAACAGATACTATATCAATAACAATGTCACCACGTTCTACAGATAAAGCAATAAAAGCTGTAATCGAGCCAAATGAAACAAATCAATCTGTATATGATACATTCTTTACAAAAGTATATGAAAAAAACGCCACAACAAGTGTGTAGGAGGTAGTTTATGAAAACAATAACAATTTGCGGTAAAGAGTATAAGTTAGAGTGTAATGCTCTAACTTACGTTAAATATAAAAGTTTCTTTAAAAAAGGAATTATAGAAGATATACAAACATTGCAAGAATATTTAATAAAACAAGCTGTAATTACGAAACAAGTTGAAGATAAAGATATAAGTGAAGCTGAAAAAGTATCAATAGTTTCAAACTATATGAATAAATTTGTAGACGATTTTGTAATAGCAATAACAAGAATTGCTTGGATTTTAATATACACAGCAGATAAGAGTGTAGAAGAATATGAAAAATGGCTTGAAAATATATCAAACTTCAAGATTGATGATGATTGGATTGTTGAGGTAGCGGAATTTGCCGTAGATTGCTTTTGTTGATGAAGAACTTTCAAAGGAATTAGATAAAAGAATTAAAACAAAGGAAACTACTAAAGAACCGTTTCCAGAGCACGAATTTATAGCTTCGTGTTTAAGAGTAGGTTTAAGCTTAAACGATTTGAAAGAATTAACATATATAGATTGTATGAAAATTCTATTAAGTTTTTTAGGAGAAGAAAATAAAGAAAAAATCGCTACACAAAAAGATATAGACAAATTATTAGGATAAGAGAGGAACAATGCCTCTCTTATTTTAATGGAGGTATAAAATGGCAGGAAACATAAAAGGAATTATAGTAGAAATTGGTGGGGACACATCAGGACTTCAAAAAGCATTAAGCAAAGTTAATTCTGCTACATCTAGTTTGAGCAAAGAACTAAAGCAGGTTAATTCTTTGCTGAAGTTAGACCCAAAAAATACTGAATTATTAAAACAGAAGCAAGATGTATTGAATAATTCAATAAGTGAGACAAGAAATAGATTAACAATATTAAAAGAAGCAAAAGATGAAGCAGATAAGAAAATGGCAGAAGGAACAAAAATCAATGAAGAAAACTATAGAGCATTACAAAGAGAAATAATAAAAACAGAAAATCAATTAAGTAAGTTAGAATTATCAAATGATGTATTCTACAAGATGGGACAAAGAGCAGAAGAATTTGGAAATAAGATAAATGTCGTAAGTGAAAAAATAAGTAGTTTAGGAGATAAATTAACAACAAGATTAACTTTACCAGTAGCAGCTTTAACAACTGCGGGAATTACATATAATGCAGAATTAGAAAAATTAACAACTGCTTATGAAACATTTTTAGGTAGTGCAGAAAAAGCAGAAAAAACAATAAATCAAATAAAGAACGATGCTTCAAAAACTCCTTTTGATGTTACATCTCTTGCAAAAGCAAATCAAATGTTAATATCAACAGGAGAGAACGCAGAAGATTCTCAAAAGACTATATTAGCATTAGGAGAAGCAATTACGGCAACAGGTGGAGGCAATGACGAATTAACTCGTATGGCATCAAATTTACAACAGATTAGAAACGCAGGAAAGGCAACGGCAATGGACATTAGACAGTTTGCGTATGCTGGTATTGATGTATATGGACTTTTAGCAGATTACACAGGTAAAACAACAACAGAAATAAAAGATATGGAAATATCTTATGAAGATTTAAGCGGTGCATTGCAAAAAGCAAGTAAACAAGGTGGCAAATACTATGGAGCAATGGATAAGGCTAGTCAAACACTTACAGGACAAACAAAACAGTTAGTTGCTGAATTTAAAGACATGACAGGAGAACTAACTAAAAGTTTAATGCCTACTGCTAAAAAAGTAGTTAAACAAATAAAAGATGTAGTAAAATGGTTCGATAACTTATCAGATTCACAAAAAGAAAATATAGTACGAACAGGATTGATGGTTGCAGCGGTTGGACCATTATTAAAGGTAGTTGGAACATTAGGTTCAACTATAGGAACTACTGCAAAAGGTATTGGAACATTTGCTCAAGCAGTTGGAGTTGCTGCAAATAAGACAACATCTGCAAATGCGACAGTAAATAGTTTAGCCAAAATTCTATCAGGATTAGCAAGTCCAGCAGGAATAGCAGCGGTAGGAATAACGGCAGCAGTAGGGATAATAGTTGCAGAAAGCAAAAAAGCAGAGCAACAATTGACGAATAGTTTTAGCACTATGGGGCAAAGTGCAAGTGATTTTTATGCAGGAATACAAACTGCAGAAGGTTATCTATCTAATTTCAATGAAACAATGTTTGCTACTACCGAAGAACAGCAAGCATTAGAAGAAGAAATGGCAGAAATTCAAGCAGGTATAACACAAATATGCAAGACAGCCTCAGATGAACGTAGAGATTATACCCAAGAAGAGATAACTCAATTAGATGAATATTTTGAAAAATTAAGAGAACTAAAAAACAGAGAAATAGAAATACAAAATCAAATAGCAGGAGCTATAACTCAGCAGGCAGTTACAAACGCAGAAAATTTTCAAGGAAGTTTAGAAGAATATAAAGTACAATCTCAAGAATGGATTGCAACAGCTCAACAACAGGCTGATAAAACAATAGAAATTATAGAACAAGCATCAATAGAAGAAGTAGCATTATTAAATCAAAGATATGGCGATCAAGCGAATATGCAAAATGAAGCTTACGCGACAGAATATAATAAACTGATGGAACAAAAACAAGCGAAAATAGATGCAGCAAACACAGAAGTTGCAGAGGTGGCAAAAGCTTATGCAGATGGATATTTACAAAGAAGTGAAGATAATAAAGAATTTATTAAGCAAATTGCAAGTATCGATAGTGAAGCGGAAAGATTAAGAAATAATCACTTTGAAATGATGAAACATTATGAAGAGATTTATGGAAAAGATACTAGTGATTATAAGCAAGCAGTTTTAATAGAAGAAAAAACATACAATTCTAATATGAAAAGATTGTATGATGATGCATATAAGGATATGTCTAAATGGGAAGCGGAACAATTAGGCTCTTGGATGGCACAGGTTGCTAATGCGGAAATTTATGGAGCAGAATTAGATGAAGAAACCAAAGAAACAATAGAAGCAATAATAAATAGTTATCAGTTTATGCCAGAGGAAGCAAAAAAAGCAATGGATGAAACAATGAATGGTATGTTAGAAGGGATGAAAGAAAAGGAACCTACATTATGGGCAAAAGCTTCAAATATTGCAGGAGGCGTTTTATCAAGGTTAAAAACTGCATTTGACATACACTCTCCGTCTAAAGAAACTCGAAAGATCTTTGAAAATGTAATGAAAGGTGCTGAAATTGGTCTTGATGATGAAGAAAACAAATTATATGCACAAGTAAATGAAATAGCAAATAAAATGAAAACAAGACTTGCTGATATAACTCCAAAAATGGGAACTATAAAACAATCAGTAATAGACCAAACAAAAACAGTATTTATAACACCAACTTTAAATATATATGCACAAGACGAGCTAACGCCTGCAAAAATGAATAGTATTATAGATACAGTAAATCGTAGATTAGGAAGTAAATATTAAGAAAGACCTTGCAATATATTATGATATATTGTAAAATAATTGCAAGGAGGATATGATGAAAAATATTATAAAAAAATGGTGGTTTTGGATTACTATTGCTTGTGTTATTCTTGTTGTAGTTTTAGGTATGATGAAATTTAAGGAACAAAAACAATTAGAAGATACGTATAAAACAATAGGAGAAAGCGCTTCTGATTTCTATACAGGAATAGAAAAAGCAGATACACATTTAGATGAATTTACATATAATTATGAAACAGGAGAAGTAGAATATAAGACAGATACAAGTTGGCTTGATAAATACGAACAAATAAAAGTTGGAATGAGTAAAGAAGAAGTTGAACAAATATTGGGAGAAGGGTTTAAAACACCTGATATTGAAGATGGGTCTTTTTATTTAAATTGGGGAGAGGGACAAGGATTAAATAAAGGACAAGTAATAACAATTCATTTTACAAACAATAAAGTAACTAATAAAACACAATTAAATATAGATTAAAACACTTGCAAAAGCAGGTGTTTTTATTATGCTCAAAAAGAGGTGAAAAAGTGGTAAGAGAATTTTATATAGAAAATGAAACAGGGCAACGTTTCTCTATGATGAATGTGGAGGAAGGTTGCTTTTTAAGTTCTCCAAGTGGACTTGGATATTCTTATGATATTCAGTATGCACAAATAGGAAATGACTTTATACAGAATATTAGAAAGTTGACACAAGGACAAATTGGAGGAGAATTAATTTTTAAAAAGTATGATAATTATAAAAAATTCATAGATTTTGTTGAAAGTGCAAATTTCTTAAAATTTGTCTACAAAGTGCCTTTCGAGAATGGATTTACAGAGTATTTTAAAGACATAGACATATCTAATATTGACAAAAGCGAAATACGGCACAGATGGAGTTTTGAGAGTTCCTGCGATGTTTAATACAAAATCTCTATGGTACGAAGCTAAAGAAGTAGTTTATACTATCGATTCAGTAACAAATGAATTAAGATGGGACTTTCAATGGAATCCAATTTTTACAGCTTATGATAATAGAAATATTATATTTGACAACAAGGGGCATGATAATGCTCCTTTTAAATTGGAACTAAATGGAGAAGTTGTAAGTCCAATCATAACAATTTTAGAAGATGACGTAGAAATAAAAAAACTTGATTTGACAGGCTTGACAATAGAAAATGGAGAAACATTTATTTACAATACAAAAGATACTTCGCAAGAAATTATAAAAATTAAAAATAATGTAAAGACAAACTTATTTGATTTTCTAAACCCTAATTTTATAAATTTCTTTAAATTAAGAAAAGGTGTATCAACAATAAGACTAGAAGCAGATGGGGAAATAACAAGCGGAAAATTAACAATATATGTACAGTATAAAGCTGTATAAAAGGAGGAAGAAAAATGTTAAAAGGACATGTGTTTAATTTGCAAACGTTTACATCAGAAGCGTTTGCACTTTTTATTGACAAGTTTCTAAATGGAAGATGTGGAGTTGCGAAAGGTTGTACGCTGTCTAACACAAATAATTCAGTAACTATAGCAGATGGTTTTTTTGTTGTTAGAGGTAGATTTTTGGAAGTTATATCTGGGGTAACTATATCTAATATAACTAATAATGGATATTATAGTTTGATTTGTGAAATAGATTTAAGTAAAACAAACACTGCAGAACAACTAAATCAAGCTACAATAAAAGTTATTTCTGGTGCAAGTGCTTATCCGACATTAACTCAGCAAGACATAACAGGAACTGGAACAGTATATCAATATGAATTTGCAAGATTTAAAGTAGAAAGTGGAAGTATAACTAATTTTACAGACAAAAGAACTTTTGTAGATTTTGACACAATCTATGATGTGATACAAAATGAATCTCAAAAAGTTTTAAATGATATTGAACAAGCATTACAAGATGTTTTAGATGGTAGTGCTTATTTATTAAAGAGTGGAGGTACTATAAATGGAGATTTGGAGGTTACTGGTAATATTACTGGTAATGTTAGTGGCCATTCTAGCAGTTGTACACGGCAATTCAGCAACAGCAACAAAATTAGAAACAGCAAGAACAATAAAATTAACTGGAGCAGTATCTGGAAGCGGAGATTTTGATGGAAGTGCTAATTTGTCAATAACTACAGTTCAAGCAAATATTGCAGTATTAACAGGTACAATAGCTTTGTCAAATGGAAGTGGAAGTGTAAATTTTAATTATCCAACAGGATATAATAAAAATAATTGTGTTCCAATTGCTGCAGGAACTATATATACAAGTTCAGGAAATTATGGTTTTGGCTTTGTACAAAGTTCTATGGGCACAGGAGTAATTATGGCTGATTCACAAATCAGTTTAAGAGTAAATCCTATTAGCGGAACGGGAGCAACAGGAACTTATAATTGTAAAGTCGTTCTTATGAAAACAAATTAGGAGGCATAAATGGAATGTTATGTTTTAAGTAAAACTGATTTAAGTATATTGTCTATTGCAAAAGTATCAGAATATGAAATAAATTTAGATGAAGAAACTAATGCAAAGTCAACTTTTGTATTAATGAAAACAGAAGGGCTAAAAAAAGATAATTTTTTAGTGCTAAATGGATTATATAGGCAGTTTTTATTTATTATTGATGATGTTCAAACAGAGAAGGGCAGTAACGTATCAACAGTTACTGCTCTTGATATTTCTAATATATTTGATAGAAAAGTTATCGAAAAGAATACTTCAACAATGACATCTAATTCAATTGAACAGTTTATAGCAAATACAATGTCAGCAAATTTTGTAAATTCAAATGATCCATTTTTGAATATTGGCTATATAGATATATATTGGTACACAAATACCCAGGCAAACGTAGCAACAAATGCTGAAAATGGTTTATATAATTTCCATACATTTTTAATAAATTGTAGGCAATATAAAAACATATATACAGACTTTAAATTTGAAGATGGAAGACTAAAAATAGATATAGAAAATAAAACAGAAACTACTGAATTAATTGATACAACACTTCCAGAAGTAACAGATTATAATAAAATATATGAAGATGATATAACAGCCAAAGTAACAGTTTTAATAAGAGAAGATAATAGCGAATATAACTTATATTTAAAAACAGATAGAACAACAACTACAAATGCAAATGATCCAGATAGAGCAAGTGGAAAAATAGAAGTAATAAGTGTAGATACATCTGATATGGCAGCAGAAGCAGCTTTAAACGTTATGAAAGGTAATAACTATAAACATTTGGTAGAGTTCAAAATTGCTAAAACCAGCCAATTAATGGATATAACTAAGCTACATATAGGTAGACCTATAAGAATAAAAACAGATGATGATATATATGATAGTTATATTTCAGCTATTACATTAACAGATGAGAATTTTGTATATTTTAAGAGTGGAAGCTTAAGAAATACACTTATTGATAAATTAAAAGCAAGCCAAGAAAGTGTTGGAAATAAGGTAGATATAAGCGGTGGCAAAATAACAGGAACATTAGATGTTAAAAATTTAAAAACAGAAGGTTTTTCAGTAGAATCATACAAAGCTATGGCAATAAATGATAATTTTAATGATATTGTTGAACCTGGTATTTATTATACAGACAGTACACCTACAGGAGCAAATATACCAATAGCAAAGACAGGAGTTCTTGAAGTATTTAAACCATATGGAAGTAGTAATCCTGGAAAAATAACAACACAAGTTTATATAACTTATGATGGAAATGAGATATTGACAAGGGGATATTATAGCGGAACATGGTCAAATTGGAAAGATATATCTCCTATTGTAACAGTAACCAACTCAAATGGTACAGCAATTAAATTTCCAGACGGAACAATGATATGTACAGGTACTAAAACATTTACTAATTTAAGCTTAACTGCTTGGGGTTCAGTATATTCTGTTGTTATAAATAGTTTTAATAATTTTCCCGTTGCATTTACTCAGTTACCAGTAGTTACTTTTCAACAAGGGGCTAGAAGTGGAGAATCATTTACCGCCAATGGTTGGATAAGTAGTTCTGCTGGATTTCCTATTTCAAAAACAAATCCTGGGGGATTAGAATTTGTAAGACCTACTACTGCATCTAATCTAACATTAACATTTTCATATACAGCAATAGGACGTTGGAAGTAGGGAGGTGTAAAAGTGGAAGTTAAAGATTTAATAAATTGGATAATATTAATAGGAAGCTTTATTACAGCAGTAACAATAATATGTAAATTCTTAAAAGGGGCTATTGAAAAAGGATTCGAGCCAATACGCCATGAAATAAAAATGCTTGATGTTAATCAATGTAAAAATTTTCTAGTAACATTTTTAAAAGCAGTAGAAAAAGGAGAAACAATGGATGAGGTCGAAACGCAAAGAGCTTATGAAGTGTACGACCATTATGTTAAGGACTTACAAGGGAATAGTTACATACATGCCAAATGGGAGAAATTAATGAAGTGAGGTGATAACATGAAAAAAGCGTGGTCTGATTTAAAGTCATTTATTACAGTAACAGTTATACTTTTATTTGCTTATTGCATTGTTTTTAGATTACAAATACCACAAGAATTAGCAGCAATATTAACAACAGTTGTAGGCTTTTTCTTGGGAGCAAAATCAGAGAAAAATAATAAGGAGGAATAATTTATGGAAGATAATAAAGAAGAAATAATTTTATCTGAAGAACAGGAAAAAGAATTTAATGGTGGAAAGGGGAAAGAAGATGAGTAATTCAAGTTTAGTAGAAAAAATCATAAAAGCCACACATTTTTCAAAAGGGAGAAGTGGAAGAAAGATAGAGACAATAACAATACATCACATGGCAGGAGTTTTAACATGTGAACAATGTGGAAGAATCTTTCAAGGAAATAGGCAAGCCAGTGCTCATTATGGAGTTGGTAGCGATGGCAGAATAGCACAATATGTTAATGAAGCAGATACAGCATGGTCTAACTCAAATTGGGATAGTAATTGCAAATCAGTAACAATAGAAACATCTAATAGTTCAGCAGGAGGAAACTGGCCAATAAGTGATACAGTTTTAAAT